AACGGTAGTCGTATTGTAAGTGCTACAACTACTGAAAATACAGGTCGTGGTATGTCTATCTCACTACTATATCTGGACGAATTTGCGTTCGTAAGACCTAGTATTGCTGAACAATTTTGGACTTCTATTACTCCAACATTGTCAACTGGTGGTAAGGCAATTATCACAAGTACGCCCAACAGTGACGAAGATCAGTTTGCATTGATTTGGAAAGGCGCCAATAAATGTGAAGATGAGTACGGGAATCAAACAGAACTTGGTGTAAACGGATTTAGGGCATACAGAGCATACTGGAACGAACAGCCAGGACGAGACCAAAAGTGGGCTGATGAAATGAAAGCACAACTCGGTGAAGATCGTTTCAACCGAGAAATTGGTTGCGAATTTATTATTGCTGATGAGACACTTATTAATCCTAATACACTAATTGAATTACAAGGTATAGAACCGGTAACTAGAATGGGTCAAGTTCGGTGGTACAAGAAGCCGAGCAAAGGTAATATCTATATCGTTGCTCTAGACCCTAGTCTAGGTACAGGCGGTGACAATGCCGCAATACAAATTTATGAAGCAACTACCACAACACAAGTAGGTGAGTGGAAACACAATAAAACTGATATCCCAAATCAAATTAAATTACTTGCACAAATCAACAAGTATATTACAGAATGTACAGGAGAACCAAATAGTCTGTACTATTCCGTAGAGAACAACAGCATTGGCGAAGCCGCATTAGTATCATTAGCAGAATACGGAGAAAGCAATATTCAAGGTATTTTTATTAGTGAACCGGGCAAAAAGCGTAAAGGATTCACAACTACACAAAAGCCCAAATTGGCTGCTTGTGCTAAGTTTAAAACATTACTAGAATCTAAAAAGATGAAGATTCACAGCAGGTCCTTGATTAGCGAACTAAAAGCGTTCGTTGCTAGCGGTGGCAGTTATGCCGCAAAAATCGGGGATACTGACGATTTGGTAATGTCCTCCCTGCTAGTTGTGCGTATTTTACAGCAATTAAGTGACTATCACAGCGATTTGGAGTCTCATATAAGGGACCATGATGAGTTGATTGCACCCCTGCCGTTCTTTGCTGTTATAGGGTAACATTGGACTAAATACTAACATGGCACTAGATAGCGAATCATTTAACAAAGACCTTTACGACCTTCTGAAAATTAGGGGGTACAAACCTGTAGCCCTAAATGCTAGAAATCAAAGAGTCGAGGCAAGCCCCAAAGCAGACGTTATTGAATTTACATTCAAAAAAGACGGTGAAGAATATGGAAAAGCATGGGTCACTATTGACGATGCCTCAAACGTTGTATTATATTATGACGAAGAACAAGCAGATAGTCCCGACGGGGCAACTCCAGGTTTAGAATTTGATGATTCTTGGACTGGGTTTATTAAGCACTTAAAGAGTTGGGCTATGAGAAGACAACTTGATTTTGAACTATCTGATAAAGATCGTTTAGGCGATGATATGAGACATAGGGAATACTTTAAAATGAAAGAAAATATTGCAGAAGGCTACTACCCAATGGGTAAAAGTGCCAGTTATAATGATTCAGTACCTAGTATCAAAATCATTCTACAGCATACAAAACAAATTCAAGAGGGTGAACAACGCTTTCGTAACATTGCACGTATTTTCTTAGAGAACACATTAGGTGAAAGAATTCTTGCCCCAACAACACGTCCTGGAATTGCACGTGTTTATGCTCGCCATTTAGCAGAAGGTGGTTTACCTCATGATGACCGTTGGCAACATATTGGTAGCCTAGTAGAAGATTACACAAAGATGGCAGGATTCGTTCGTGCCACACGTAACAAACAATTTAACGAATCAGCGCAGTCTCTTATCAATGAAGGTGTAAATCATTATGAATCATTGCGTGAAACATTAAGCAGAATGACAGGTAAGCGTGGTTACAATGCTTATTTTGAAAGTTATACACCTGCATTGATGGAAACTGAAGGTGATGAATCAAATCTAAATGAACTTTTTGTACAAGAAACATTAGACCCACGCATTGAATCAGTTATGCCAATCCTTTCACGTTTGCGTAAAAACATTGGCGAGATGAAAGAAGTAAGCGAGTTGGCAGAATGGGCAGATAATATTACTGAAGCCCCGGGCGCAGAAACATTAAAACACAATATTAAAACAGATGCTAAAAATTTAAAAGCATTTGATTTAGAAGAAAATGAACAATTAACTGAGTACAGCAACCTTGATAGTTTTATGAATAAAGTTGCTAGATATGAAGACCCATTCATGATGATCTATAGAGGTTTGACAGGTAAGTATGGAGAAGATGTTAGAATACAACTTCAAAATATGTATGATGACATTTCTATAGAAAATCGCCTTCACCCAGATGATGACTTAGAAGACATTATTGATCACATGATTACTAGGGCTGAAAATGATTCACCTATGAAAGAAGGTAAGTTTGGTAATGTGTTAGCCGGAGCAGGATTAATTGCCATGCTTTGGGGCACTAATTATATGCAGGCTAAAAATGCATATGAACATAGCCCACAGTTACAAAAGTTAGAACAATTCTACCAACGTGCTAAAAAAGAAGGCAACGAAGCAAAGATAAAAGAAATTGAAAACAGAATTCAGATGCAAAAGGACCGTTTAAATTTGGACCGTGGTGAAGTAATGGGGGATAACGGTAAACCAATTGATCCTCAATACGAATCACAAATCAATGAGATTGATGATCCAGATGAATATCCAAAAGGTAGAATTGAATTCACAATTGATAGAAAAATTGCAAGAGAGAAGCCAGGCTTAAATCAAGACCAAAGAAAGGCATTGATTAGAGGTTGGATTCAAAAAAACATGGAGAATGGTATCTCCAGAGATGAAGCAGAGAAATTAACACTAAAACAAGTTATTGAATTTGGTGCTAACATCTTATCAAGTGACCCAAACGATACCGCAATATCAAGAGCAGATAAACAAGCAGGCAATGAACCTCTTACAAAAGGCGACATGCCTCGCAAAGAAAAAAGATTACCGGACACATCTTCAGATGACCTATTTAAAATTTTAAAATTAGGCGTAGGTTTAAGTGAAGAAGAAATGGAAGAAAACTTTATCAACATGGTACCTCAGGCAGTAGCCGAAGAAGAAGTTGAAGAATCAGATGGTGATCCTAAAAGTCATCAAGCACAAACTACATTGAAGCATTTGAAAAAAGCCAGTTATGGTGACAGAGCAGATGCCGCAACTATTAAACCAGGCATAGCAGGATATAAAGATAGAATTGATATACTCAAAAGAGCCGAACGTGAGGGCAACTTAAAAGATGAAGATGTGGCGGAAGATTTAGATGCTAACCAAAAGCGTGTAGGACAATTAGGCCCAACTGAAAAAGTTAGAAATCACAATATTGGTAAACTAGTCGGTGCTAATGAATCAGTAGAGTTTGACGAGTTAGCGGCTTTAAAACGTTTATTGGGTAAATAAACTCACAAAAACCTCACTTAAAAGGTGAGGTTTACCATATCCGGCATAAATACTATTGACACAGCATGAAAGTTACTATATACTTAGTTCTGTGTTAGTCTTCTCATGGTGAGAAGGCGACAACATTTAACGACACCATGTCAATGAAAAAAGGAAAAACATTATGGCATCATTAGCAGACATTCGTGCCCGTATCGCGGCACAAGAAAACAAGACCCAGAACAAGGGTTCTTTAAGTCAATCAGACAACTCAATTTATCCCCACTGGAATATCGATGAAGGAGCAACATCTACTGTTCGTTTTCTTCCCGATGCTGACAGCAACAACTCATTCTTTTGGGTAGAGCGTCAGATTATCAAACTCCCATTCAATGGAGTTAAGGGTGATCCAAACATCAAGCAAACTGTTGTACAAGTTCCATGCGTAGAAATGTATGGCGACAGTTGCCCTGTGTTGGCTGAGGTTCGTCCTTGGTATAAAGATGAAACACTTAAGGAACTTGCCAACAAGTATTGGAAGAAGCGTTCGTACATCTTCCAAGGCTTTGTACGTCAGAACCCACTAGGTGATGACAAGACTCCTGCGAATCCAATTCGTAGATTTATTATCTCTCCACAAATCTTTACCATCATTAAGAGTTCATTGATGGATCCTGAAATGGAAGAATTGCCAACTGACTATATGCGTGGTCTTGACTTCAATATTAAGAAGACCAGCAAAGGTGGCTATGCAGATTACTCAACTAGTAACTGGGCACGTAAAGAAAGTGCTTTGACTGAAGTTGAGCAGGCCGCTATTGAAGCACATGGCTTATTCAATTTGGTAGACTTTTTACCTAAGAAGCCCAATGAAGCAGAACTCCGTGTCATTAAGGAAATGTTTGAAGCATCTGTTGATGGTCAACCATACGACAATGACAAGTGGGGTGCTTACTATCTTCCTTATGGATTAGAAGCACCTGCTGGAGCAACAGCGGAAAAAACAAAAGCGACTGCTGAAACCAGCGCACCCGCTTCTGCACCTCAACGGGCTATCGTGGAAGACGATGCTCCACAAGCATCTGATCCAGTTGTTGTACCTAAGGCAACATCAAGCGATAAGGCACAGGATATCCTAGCGATGATTCGTGCCCGTCAAAACAAGGCATAATATCCTTGGGGGGAGGGAAACCTCCCCTTTGATTGATTAGGAGAATTCTATGACATTACCAGACGAAAGATACCGTGCTATCAAGCAGGGTAAAAAACTGCTAGAAGAACTATGTGACCCTGGTAAGACACCTAGGGTTCCAAGTATCATAAGAGACAGAGCAAGAGGCGCATTACGCCATTATCCATCTGATTATGAATTGGATAGAATGGCAGATCAATGCCCCGATTTACTTGACAAAATCTCATATTCTGATAGAATAACACAAGCACGAAGATAATTTAGGAGAATAATATGGCTACAAAAAATGTAAGTAAACTTGGAGACAAGTTGACTAAGGTGAATGAATCTTTCACTATTAATATGTATGACAATGGTTTCATGGTAGATGCTAGTGGTCGCAATAAGAAGGGCGATTATGTTAACGCTAAGATTCTATGCAACACACTTGACGAAGTACTAAACTTAGTACGTGAAGCATGCGAAATGGATCGGGATGTATAATGGCTAAACCTTTTGACATTTCAAAATTTCGTAAAGATATTACTAAGTCTATTGATGGTCTTAGTATTGGGTTCAACGACCCGACTGATTGGATTTCAACAGGAAACTATGCACTTAACTATCTCATTAGTGGCGATTTTAATAAAGGCGTACCTCTTGGAAAGGTTACTGTCTTTGCCGGAGAATCAGGATCAGGAAAGTCATTCATCTGTTCCGGAAATCTAGTACGCCACGCACAACAACAGGGCATCTATGTTGTATTGATTGACAGCGAGAATGCACTAGACGAAGCATGGCTACATGCACTTGGTGTTGACACCAGTGAAGATAAACTACTTAAACTCAACATGGCAATGATCGATGATGTTGCTAAAACTATTAGTGAGTTTATGAAGAGTTATAAAGCAATGTCTGAAGGTGATAAGCCTAAAGTCTTGTTTATTATTGATTCATTGGGTATGTTGTTGACTCCCACAGACGTTAATCAGTTTGAAGCAGGTGATATGAAGGGTGACATGGGTCGCAAGCCTAAAGCACTAACTTCACTAGTTCGTAACTGTGTTAATATGTTTGGCTCACACAATGTAGGATTGGTTGCTACTAATCACACATATGCCTCGCAAGATATGTTTGACCCTGATGATAAGATTTCAGGTGGTCAAGGCTTTGTGTATGCATCAAGTATCGTTGTTGCTATGAAGAAACTGAAACTTAAAGAAGATGAAGACGGTAATAAGGTAAGTGATGTGCGTGGTATTCGTAGCGCATGTAAGATTATGAAGACACGTTATGCTAAGCCTTTTGAAAGTGTGCAGATTAAGATTCCATACGAAACAGGCATGAACCCATATAGTGGTTTGCTAGATATGATTGAAAAACACGAACTTGTTAAGAAGGAAGGTAACTCGCTTGTTTATACAACACTTGACGGGGAAGTTATTAAGAAGTTCCGTAAAGCATGGGAAGCAAACACAGATGGATGTTTGGATAAGGTAATGACAGAGTATTCGCAAAGAACTACAGGTAAGATAAGTACAGTGCAACTTCAGGAGGAGGATGAGACTGTATGAGTTTGACAGTTATTAGCGAGATATGGAACCTAGTTAAGCCAAATATTCAGACTGGTGACGAAAGTGAGACGGCTGAACTTTTGGTTAACTATCTTATCGATAATGATTACGACCCCAAGGATATTAAGAAAACATTCAAGGGTGACTCTAATATCATTGAAGCAGTATCCTATTTCCTTGAACAGCCTGGCGCAGAGTTTGACAGGTATGATGAGGAAGAAGAATATTACGAAGATGAAGATGACTATGACCGTGACCCCGATGAAGACGAATGGGATTAAATGAACTGGTACACACGTATCACTAGTGACCTATCCGTACTTCCAGACTTCATTTCTCACTGCGAAAACGAAATGATTTCTGCGAGGGCCGATGTGAAGATATACGGCAATGTTGAAAAGAACATTGCCGCTCTTCCAGGTGTAACAGAATATCGCTTTAATCAATTACAAGAAATTGAAGCGGTACTTAAGTACTTAGAAATTCAACTTAGAAAAATTCGCAGGAAACATTTTCAAAAATACTTAGAAGGTTATCAACGTGCGTTAACTGCACGTGATGCTGAAAAATATGTAGATGGCGAACAAGAAGTTATTGATTTTGAAGTATTGATTAACGAAATTGCCCTAGTTCGTAATAAGTATTTGGGTATATTAAAAGGCATTGATGCCAAACAATGGCAATTAGGCCACATCGTTCGTTTACGCACAGCAGGTATGGAAGATATTACTATTGGGTAATATCTTTCTTGCATTCAACTAACAAATTTGCTATAATACATACATAAATTTTAGGAGTCACCATGACAAGTCTAACATCAATATCTAATATCAATTGGGACAATCTTGTAGAAGAAATTAACATTGACCGAATGCACATGGAAAGCGGTGTTACTTCTGATTTTGATTTGTTGGTTCTTAGTTGTACATTGTACAGGTTAAAGACATTGGATCCGACCAAAAAGTATCTATCACTAACCGATAGTGACCTTCATCATTATATCACTACTGAAGATGAAATGTTGGCAAAAAAGGTACACCAACATTTCAGTCATAAATTGGTATTGTTAACTTTGCGTGGTAAAGAACTTACTAAGTTTCGCAAAGATTTGAATAGTTTTTTGAATAGCAATTACTTTGATAAACAAAATCAAAAGTACAAGTATCCTACTCCTATGTTAGGACTTGCATACAAGTTGCCATATCTTTATTTTTATGATATGGAAATTTTTTATATGTTCGGTGGCGATTACAATAACACTGTTAAAGGTGAACCAGTAGTTAAGGGTCAAAAGACTTTGACATACTTACGTAAGATTAAAACCAATGTAAAAAATGATAATTCTTTTGAATATTGGTTCGATGATGAACATTCTAATAAGGTGTCTATTAAAGTAGAAGAAAAAAATCCTCTCATTACTCTATTTGATTCACTTATTAAGAATCCAATTACTGTCAACGGTAAGTTTGAGGCCCGTCGTAAAGATTCGTTGCACTATTATTCTACACCTATTTGGAACGTTGTTGTCTAAATAGATTTATGTTAGACAC